GTAAGATTAGGTCAAGTATTAAGACCACAATTAAATAATGGTTCCGCATATATTTCCATAGATAATGGTTATGAATTAACGGAACTTCACGATGTGGATATTACAAGTCCTGTTGTTGGTGACCTATTGGTTTACCGTTCAGGTTCTTATGGTCAGTGGGTAAATGAAGATGGTGGACAATTAGGATTTGCTATAACAGGTTCAAATAACTTTATTGGAACAGAAAATATTACAGGTAGTTTAAATGTATCAGGTTCAGCAAACTTTGTTGGAGATGTTAGTTTAAATCTAATTAAACCAAACGACTTTAAACAAAACTTAGTTTTATTAGGAGCTAATAATGCAACCACATCATCAACAAATTTACAAAACTATCTAAATGCAATTACAACATCTTTAGATAATGATGATGTTAATTTTGGATTTATTCCTGGCGGAGCTTTATTAGGACCAACAGGTATTTCAAATGTAACAAGTTCAATTTTTATTAGTGGTTCCAATAACTTTCTAATGAACTTAGGTACTACTTTACCAGCATCATCAGGTAGAAGAAGTGTAATAGGAGGTAATGCAAACTTTGTACAAACAAACATACCAACAATTAACACTTCATCATTAACAATACCACAAACAAATAATAACTATTTAGGAGCGGCTTTATCTTTAACTTTAACAACAGGTTCAAATTTAGGTAATGGCGCACACGCATTTAATAGTAATATATTATTGGGTGGAGGTATAAACTTTAACCATCCATCCGCATCTATAGGTGCAGGTCAAAGTTCAGTGGTTCAATCTAATATAAGTGTTGGTACTATTCAATCACTTGCATCAGGTTCATTATTAACAACCCAAACAAATTTTAGTAATAACATTAATGCAAACCCACAATTAATTCTTAGACATATAAGTGGTTCAATTCAATCTACAAATAATATATTTGGTGGTAATATAATTGAAATTAATAACAGATATATTAATACAGGTTCAAATAACTCATTGGTTGTATCGGCAAACACATTATTAGGTCAAGCACTTACTATTAATGCCGCAGGTTCACCAGCAACAAACGTTGCAAGACCTTTGGTTGGTAACTTAATTGGTGGACAATCAATTGGTGTATCTCTTGAACAAACAGGAACAGATTTAGCCGGTTTAAGAAATTCTATAGTATATGGATATGGTTTAACTATTACGGGTTCACATTCAGTAGGAAATTTAACACAACAAGGTAGCTCAATATTTGGTAGATGGAATGGTGAAGATAATGGATTAAATGATAGTGCAAGAACAGTATTTGCAATAGGTACAGGTACAGGTGGAAGTAATAGAAGAACAAGTTTATATGTTACTTCAGGTTCATTAGTTGGTGTGAGTGGTTCATTAAATGTTAGTAGAGGAACAAATGTATTTACAGTAACAGGTTCTGCAACAATAGAACACGTGACTGCAGGTCAACCAGCATTAACATTAATTGCACAATCAATATCACAACCGGCACTTACAGTGTCAGGTTCATTAAACGTATCAGGTTCAGGTGACCATTATATTAATGGTAACAGTACAAATATTACAAGTCAATTTAGTGTTAATGGTAACACAAATGTAACAGGTTCATTAAGTGTTTCAGGTTCATCGGCTGACCATAGTATTATCGGTGCCCGTTTATTCTTAACAGCATCATTAAACGCTTCAAGTTCATTTGACCACAATATTGTTGGTTCACAAATTAACATAACAGGTAATACTTCAATGTATGGTAATGGTGATTTTCCTTTAACTGTTTATGGAACTATAAACTCAAAAAGATTACATTTTAATTCAAATCCATTTAATAGTAATCCATCATCTAATTTAGCGGCATTAAGATTGGACGGTACTAACCAAACATTCTATTCTACCAATTATGATTTAGCACAAATCACCACACAATCACAAGTATATCAGACAGTTATTACAGGTAGTAATTTAGTTGAGACAGGATTACAATCAAACAATATGGGTTCTGATTACTCATTAAAATTAATAAATCAATCAGGTACAGGTTCATTACATACTAACGCTAATGTTACTGTAACAGGTTCATTAACTGTGAATGGTAGTACCGTAATAACAGGTTCAGTTCAAGGTAATGTATTACCATTAACGGTAACATCTAATACCGCATCGTTGAATTTAAATAATGGTAACTTCTTTGAGTTAGCGTTAACAGGTTCATCTGATATTAGAATTGAACCATCAAACATCAAGCCAGGTCAAACAATAAACATAAAACTAAATACAACGGGTTCAGGTACAGTATCATTCCCTACATCGGTTAAACAACCATCAGGGTCAGCGTACATACCAACAACAACAGTTGGAACAGATATATTAACAATGGTAAGTTTTGACACAACAAACTTATATGTTGCAAACGTAAAGAATTTAATATAATATGAATTTTGCTCCATTTTCATTTTTACAACAACAAGTGTCAGCGGCACCACCAAGTCCTTTCCCATCAGGTTTAACAGTAAACTTATGGCAAGGGAACTATACCGCTGGTTCAACAAGTTGGACTAATGATGCGCCAGGTTCTACTGCGGTTGTAAGTGCAATACCTGTTGGTGGTTACACAAAGAATGCAACAGGTGTGGTATTTTCAGGAACAACAAGAAGTATATTATTTCAAATTAATTCAGATGGTGTTTGGGATAGTAACGCAGGTTATACAATCATAAGTTATATGCACGTTACATCAACAACTAATAAAACATTTTGGGGTAAACAATCAACAAATAGTAATGGTATGGGTGTAGATTTTACAAACAATCCATTAATTATAATGAGAGCGCCAGGTTCAAGTCAACAAATAGCAACAACAAATCTCACTACAAGAGGTTCATTAAAATCATATGGTTTTACTTCAACAGGTAATACTAATGGTCAATATTATTTGGATGGTAGTAGTGTAGCAACAACAGTTAACACAACAACAACAAACTTTTGGAATAACACAAGGAATTTTACATTTGGATATTCATTCCAATGGACTGACCCATCAATACAATGTTATTTAAATAGATTATTAATATTCAATAGAGCATTAACAGGAACAGAAATGTCAGATGTATATACGTATATAAACGCTAATCAATAAAATTATGGAAACAACAGCAACAATAACAGGAACATTAACAGGAGATATTAACGGTGACTTATCCGTTGATTTATCAGGAATAGTATCAGGTTCAATTGAAGGACCATATACTGTAGAAATAAAATTAATACCAATAAGTGGTGAACCATTATTTGGAGAAAAAACAATTAACTAATGGATTTAAGTAAAGTAGCACCTATTATTGAAGAGATTGTAAAAGAAAGTTTATCTGACAAGGTATATCTATACGGTCGTTTTCAAAAAAGTTTAACCAGCCGTGTTGCAACAGGGAATTTAAGAAATTCTATTAAAGCAGTGGTTAAGGGAAACAAACAAGGTCTACAAGTTATACAGGTTCAAGCATTCAATCAACCATTGTCAAATACATACGCATATTGGTTGGCTAATGATAGAAAACCAAATGGTGGTGGAGGATATGCAAATATCGGTGCCATACAAGAATGGATTAAAAATAAAAAGAGTTTCAGAATTAGAGATTTTAAAACAGGTAAATTTTTACCTAAGAATGAAAAAAATATAAAGAACACAGCATTTGTAGTTGCTCGTTCAATAGGAAGATTTGGTTATCAAAACAAACCAAAGAACTTTGTGGAAATATCTTATGATAAGATATTAAAAGACCAAAGGATAACAACCCTAATGGAAGACGCACTATATGATGATGTACTAAACGCATTAGAAGGTTTATAATATGAGTTTCGGATACCCTACACAATACGCAAATGGACTGAATAGTAGTTCACAATTAAGAAGGTCAACTGATATGATTTATCAAAGAGGTGGTCAGTATGAAGTTATTTTAACAGGTAATACGTATAACGCCTCACTTGAATTACAGGTACAATTGTTTTCTGATGATAGACAAGTTGGTTCAATGTCAATTGTTCCATACGATGTTCAACAATCAGGTGCAACCTATACATATAAGTTTAATATCAGACCATATGATTATTTGTCTAACTATGTTAAGTCAGAACATTATCAATACTATTATGCAAATGATTGGTATTCAACTTGGGAACACATTAACTTGAATAACCCATATCCTAATAAGATTAAGGCGAACATTAAATATCGTTATGCATATTTAGCGTCATCAGGATTTACAACACAATCAGGATATACAGATTATAACCATTATACTCAAATACCAATATGTGCAACCAACACAGGATTTACTGCAAGTGGTTTTACAAACACAGGAAACTATTTTGATTTATTAGGTGGTTCTTTTCAAATGGGTACAGACAAATATCTGTTACCAAACTTTGACCAAGAATTAGGTACTGCGGTTGAGAACAATACAATATTAACGTTGGATAGTAATAGAACATTATCACCAATGTCACAATACTATATTGATTATCCTAACACTCCACAGATGAGTGATAGTTCAAGATTTTTGACTGATGCTCCACGTATACAATCTATACAATCCAATGAAAATTATGTATTATATTATCTAAACGGACTAACAGGCGATAGACAATATATGGAAGCAGATTGGGCTAACTTTAGTTTTTATAATGAAAACAATGAGTTGATAACAAACTTTGAACAACAACTAAATTGGTCAGGTACAACATATGCTACACCTACAACAGGATATACAGATACCTTAAAGATATTTGCATTACCGTGTGGACCTAAAGATATTCAGAGTATATTCAGTAGTTTAAATACAGGTAATGGTAATGTTGCATATTACACCGTACAATTATGTTATGGTCACCCAACATTCTTTGATGATTACACAAGAACAACAGCCGGTGGTATTGGACCATCTTCTGAATTGTTTTATTTCTATATAAACGAAAATTGTAAACCTCAAGACACAAGACTTGTGTTCTTAAATCAAAGAGGTGGATATGACTATTATACATTTACCGCTTATAGACAAGACACAAAAAAGATTACACGTCAGACATTTGACAATAGATATTATAGTACATCACAACAATCACCTGACAGAAATGTGGGTAGAACGGTTAAAACCTTTGATACCAACGTAGATAGAGAGTTTGTATTGGAAAGTGATTGGTTAAATGTATCATATGGTAATTGGTTAGAACAATTATTTATGTCACCACAGGTATACGAAATGTTACCTGATTTTATATCACCATTAGACAGACAAGACAGAATTTATAAAGATTTAAAACCTATACAGGTTTTATCAACAGAGGTAGAGACAATAACAAAAAAACACCAAAAATTAAACAAGTATAGAATAACTTGTAAGTATGCTGACGGCTACTTTGTAAGTAAAGGTTTCTAATATGGCACAACAACAACAGACAGTATTAAGAGTACAAACGAATATACCATCAGGTATTGAATATACAGGTAATACATCCCTATCGGTAATAAATCAAACCAACGTTACTTATGGTGGTAGTGGAACAGAAACATCACCAATCACAGGTACAACAACTGGCTCAGGTTTTAGTAGTAGTGATGATTGGAATATTTTTATGAGAGTATCAGGTGGTACAGGTACATTCTATTACAATGTAAATATGTCACCCTATACAGGTAATAATAGTGATTTATTTTTATTTTACGGAATTAGATTTGTTGTATCAAAACCCGATGGAACTATACAAGGTATGGGTGGATTTGACGAATATGGTGTATCAGATTTAATTGGTAGTTTTAAAGTTTATGATGGTGACAGAATATATGTGGATGCAGGATTATCAATTCCAACAGGTGCAACAATGTCTTATTATGTTTTACCTGACAACACAACAAGTTTTAGTGAAGTATTAAGTTATGATACTTTAGATTTATATACAGATATTCCATTAAAGTTAAACAAATCATTTGCAGAGTTACAGGACATTGGTAAAAGAAACTCAGATTATTCTGTAGGTTTATCCTTGCCAGGTTCTAAAAAGAACAACGCGTTCTTTGAGAACTACTATAATGTGGATAAAAACTCATTATACTTTGATGTAACAAGACGTGTTAACATTGATGTATTATTGAATGATGAAAACTATTTTACGGGTTATATGAGGTTAAATAAGGTGTCAGTACTTAACTCTAAGGTTGAGTATGATGTAACCTTATATTCAACCGTGGCGGACCTATATGGTCAAATGGGTAACAACCTATTGAAGGACCTTGATTACAATGATATGGATTGGCACTTCAATCACTATTTCAACGTTTATAATACTACAGCATCTTGGTATCAAAATACATTACAGAATGGTAGAATTATACCATCACTTTTTATGTACCCTGTTGTACACAATGGTTATGAATATACAGGTGATACAGTTAACTTAAGTGGTAGTACCGTTGCAAGTCAAACAAGATTATATACATCAACAAATCAAATTGGTACATACGCTACTTACGCCGCCTATGTTGCTGCAAATGGTACGAGTGCTGATTATAGAATTAACTCACCGTTAAATCCAATATTAGACAATCAGTTAAAACCGGCACTTAATATGTACGCCTTGATTAACTTGATGTTTAAAAACTATGGATATACAATTAAATCAAATTTCTTTGAGACACCTTGGTTTAAGTTATTGTATATGTATGGTTACTATTCATTTGATGGTACTAAGTTCGGTTATAAAACCCCTGTACCACAAACATTACCTTTAGAAGGTGTGGATGTGTTAGTACAAGAAAGTTATGTAGATACTACTCAAATTTGTTTGGGTTCACCAAATATTAGAACAGATAGAACTTATACAATTTATGTAGTTAAAAAAGGTACAGGTATACCTGCATTATGTTCTGACCAAATTAATATAGGGTTTGATTTTGAATTACAACCTTGTTATGGTGGACCTAACTCTCCATATATTGTGTCATTAACAATACCACCAAATACAACAGGAACAACATATAGTTGGGTAAGTAATCAATTCGTAGATTGTGGTGGTGGAAGTTGTGTTATTGAGATTATCTTTAACTATGGTTTTAATGCATCAGTATCTGATGTGGGATTATCTTCAGCACCGCTTGCATATACACCCGCAGCACCTAATACAAATGTAACATTTACAGAAAACACATATGTGGATTTTAGTTTAGTTATAGATACAAACATTAAACAGATTGATATACTTAGTTCAATTGCTAAGAAATTTAACCTTGTTATTGTTCCTGACCCTGATGTTCCAAATCAGATGATTATAGAACCGTATGACTATTATATTGGTAGTGGTGCAATATATGATTGGACAGACAAGTTATCGTTTGATAAAGGATTTACGGTACAACCGGCACTTAACTTTATTGAGAGTGAATTAATCCTTACAGACCAAGAAGATGGTGATGAGGCAAACAAAACATTTAAAGATAGAAACAAATTAATATACGGAGAGAATAGAGTTTATAATCCAACAGATTTTAAATCACAGACAAAGAAGATTGATACAATCTTTTCACCTGAAGTAATTCGTAAGTGGGACAACAACGTAGGTATACCATTAGGTATTAACTATGCTGGTCAATCTAACAATCAAGCGTCAGGTGGTTCTGAAAAGGTTATATGGAGATACACAGGTCTTAAATCAAAACCAAGATTAATGTTTAACCTTGGAAACTTATCACCGTTCTTAGATACAGTTGGTGAGAGTTTTAACTTTGGTAGTGCGTTTAGGATTAATAATATGTTCTTTAGAATACAACCATCAACGGGTGTAAATCCTGGCGGGCCAGGTCCTGATGGTAATACCTATGCATTAGGTTCATTGGTTAATACCGTTGTATCACACACAATGCCATATGGTAACCCTGATAGTAATAAGATTAATAACGATAGTATATGTATTCTATTTAACTCACAGGAACCTGATGACATTGGTTTAGGTATACCTACTTTCAATGCGTATACCGACCAAGATATATATGATTTATTTTATTCAAATAGAGTAAATAACTTATATGATAAGAACACAAGATTTTTATCAGGTCAATTTAATTTAAAACTATCTGATGTTAAAAATCTTAAACCAAATGATTTAATTAAGATACAAGAACAATATTTCTATGTTAATAAGTTAGAAGGTTTTGATTTGACAAATCCTGAACTTACAATGGTTGAATTGGTACAAACTAATAGTAATGTTAGACCACAACCATATCCAACAAGATATTTTAAATATGTGTATTGTAATGAATTAGGAAATAAAGTTTATAAGTTTAGAACATACTTTAATCCTGAAGAAAATACAATAGGTGTTGTTTATTCTTTCAATGGTGAAGAACCTAATTCAATAAGAAGAACATATTACTATTGGTCTATATTTTATGACTATATGGTTGGAGCATTGGGTGGTAGTGTAAGTGGAATTACATCGTCTTATACAGATGCAGGATTTGGTACTACTTGGTATTATACAATGACTGAGATTACTGAAGAAGAATATAATGACCCAACTTATTTATTTTGGAACGAGGATGATAATAGATTATTATTTATTGATAATGTAAGTTTATCACCAAGTATGAGTGAATATGAAAATGCTCAGAACATATGGTGTCAATCTAATCAATTTGGTATAAATAAAGCGTTCTTCAATGCGGCCGTAGATTGTGGAACCTTTGCAGGTTATGCTGCGGCTAATGGTGTAACATTGTCACCAGCACCTAACGCAACACCTGTGTCACCATATACAACAGGGACAACTTTAAACATAACTGATACAGGTTGGATTAAGTATGACACAGCATCAGGTACAGTATACACTTACTTTGGAAGTTTAGGTGTACAAACAATACCTGATTGTGCTGATTGTACAACAATAAGATTTGCATATCCATTTGCTGACTTAGCGAATTGGAACAATGTAGTTTGCGGTAGTCCGTGTTAAATAAATTTAAATAAAATATATACATATATATGAGAGGTTCAGTTTTAATAGCATACGAAGAAGGAAGACAAACTTTTGGTAATCCTTTATACGAAATAAAAATAAATGGTACAGACACAAGAGATTATCAATGGTCTGAGGCTAATAGTCTTTATAGCACATATATCTTTTCAGGTAATACATTATCAGCATCTGTACAAAATGCAGGTTATGGTCAAATACCGTACATAAATGTATTTTTAATCGAATATACCAATGATGATGTTAATGGTGATGGTGGTCTTAAAACAACACAATTAACAGGTGTAACAGGAAATAATCAATTTGGATATTTAAATGTAAATAATATACCAATTAACCCAAGTGCAAACTGTTATGATTTTATTGTTGTAGTTAGTATGGGTGTAACACAAGGATGTGCACCATTTGGTTCATTAACAGGTTTAACAGGTAGTGGTTTTCTTTATACAACAACTTCTGAAATTAAAACTAAATCTGTTGGTGTAACAGTAGCCGATGATGGTGATGTATATGTTGGTGTCTTTTCACAATTTACAAATACAGGATATATCGGAAGCGTTGGTGGAACAACTCAAATTGGTCCTGTTTTAAAAATAGATAGATATTACACACAACCCGATAGTACATTTAACAGTAAGTTGGCATTAGGTACAAGTATTTTTGTTAACGATATTGAATTACAAAATGATGGAAAGGTATTAGTTGGTAATGGTGTAACAGGTTCAACGGGTAATGCTTTAAGTAGATTAAATACCGATGGTACATTAGATGGTACTTTTACAAGGTATACTTTTGAGAGTTTTCTTGGTGGTAGTGAAATGGTTCAAGATGTTGTACAACAAAGTGATGGTAAGATTATCGTGTCAGGAATTTTTCAAAGAGTTAATAGTCTTGAATATAATTTTTATATTAGATTTAATTATGATGGTACAATAGATAACACTTATTATTCGGGTGGTACAGGAAGTGGATTTAGTGGACAAGTTAGTTGTCAAATTGATTTACAAGATAGAACATATTTTTTTGGAACAGGTAATAACACTTTTCAAGGTTCAACATTTGGATGTATATTAAGATTAACACAAAACGGACAATTAGATACAACATTTAACGGTACAGGTCGTGGAGGTTTTACAAGAACAAGTGCAACTGTTTTAGTTAATAACATATTAATACAATCAGATGGTAAAATATTATGTATTGGTCTGTTTGATAGATATAATGGACAACCTTGTTCACAAAACATTGCAAGGTTAAATAACGATGGTACATTGGATACAACATTCAATCCTAACGGTTTAGGGTTATCATCATTATCTCCGGCGTATTTGACTTTTACAACAGAAACATTAAACGAAGATGAAAACAAATATTTAATCGTTGGTCAATGGTCAGGTGCAACATATAATGGTGTGTCAATACCAAACGACATTTTCTTTTTAAATACTGATGGTAGTTTGGGTAATAACACAAATTTAGGTACAGGTATAGTAGGAACACCACAGACCTGTAAACTATTACCAAATGGTAGTTATCTTATTACAGGTCAAATAACAGGTTTCAACGGTACATCAATAACTAACGGAGGATTTTTACAAATAAGTTCAACGGGTCAATTACAAAACTGTTAATAGAAAAAATTATATTTAATAATATGAGTAAGAAATATATAGGTCAGATAGACAATGACAGTTTCGTATTCCCAAATAATAGGGTAGCGGAATATGATGTAGAAATTATACACGATATAAATGATAATTGTGTTAGTGGTCAGGTAATTGCTTTTTCAGCAACAACCGTATCTTCTACAGGTATGACCGTTAGTTTTGATTATATATGGGATTTAAATGGTGCAACACCATATGAAAGAAATAGTGGTGCGGTATCTGTTTTAAGTCTACATATGATGGGACCGACCCAAAATTACTATAAACCATTCTTATGTGTTGGTAGATTTGTTTTTAATAACATACCAATTACTCGTATTGAGAGTGGGGTTACGCCGGGTTTTAGTAGATTAAGTTTTGTATTGACACCATCAATGATTGGTGTTCCGTCATTTACAAATGGTACATATTACTTTGAGGTTAAGTTTATTGGTGAGAGATGTGTATTCCCTGTTTGTTTTTCACAACAAATTAGTGCAATACCAACACCAACACCTACACCTACACCTACAGCAACAAGTACACCGACACCAACACCTACAAGTACACCAACCCCTACACCAACGGTATCAGTATGTTGTGTATCAGGTGGAACACTTAATGTTACAGATACAGGATATATTAGATGGACATTATGTAATGGTGATGATGTAGATACATTCTTATCTTCAACAGGTACATATACAATTACTTCTTGTATTCAAGATGGTTCAATTAGAAGTGCGTTTCCTTTGGCTGATTTAGCGGCGTGGACAGTACTTACTACAGGTACAACTTGTGGTGGAATTTGTGGACCAACACCAACCCCAACTGCAACACCTACAAGTACACCAACACCGACCCCAACAAGTACACCTACAGCAACACCATCTAATCCTTGTTATTGTTTCCCAATTGTAGTAACAGGTAGTACATTACCTCCACCTGAAGGTGGAACAATTGCAACACTTCAATATAATGATTGTGACGGTGTATTAACTGCAAGAGCATTTAGTGTTGGGCCAGGTACATATTATCAGTGTATACAAGTTATTAGTAGTGTAGTTCAATATGACCCAATTGGAACAACGGGTATTGACCAATCTTATTTAACATTAACATATTTAACAGGTAACTGTAATACGGGATATGATTGTTCAGGATACGTACCATCGGGTTCAACACCTACACCTACACCAACAAGTACACCAACAAGTACACCTACACCGACACCAACGTCTACACCTGTAGGTCCAACAGCAACACCTACACCGACACCTACACCAACAATTGCACCTGAAGTATATTCGTTTACAGGATGTGGTTATGGTAATTCAGTGGCAAATGCTTGTAATGATGCTAGTATAAATAATAGAACATTATATTCTGATTGTACTACAGGTACATTTGGTATTGGGTGTTTTGTTTATACTGACACGTTCCCTAACGCATTGACAGGTTGGGCAGTTGTATTTATGAATGGTGCGAATTGGGACTTAAACACATCAACAGGTCAAGTAACGGCATTATCATCAACACAATGTTAAAAATATGAATATAGAAATAAATAACAAACCTGTTAAGGTTAAAAAAGTAAAACTAAAGAAACCTGAATTAATAGTTCCTGACTTTAGTTCCATTAATAAATTAAAAGGTAATAAACCTTTATTGGAACATTCGTTTCAAGTTATAAGATATGGTTATTTAAACCTAATTTAATATGGCTAAAAAAGTAGAAGTAGAAGTAGACGTTGATGTAGAACCATCAATTAAAGCGTTAAAAGAGTTAAAGAAACAACTTAAAGAAACCGCAGCCGGTTCTGAGGAATTTAACAAAATATCCAAAAAGATTAAGGATGTTGAAGATGCGTTAGAAGAAAGTAAAGCGGGTGCAAGAGGTTTCGTTGACCAATTAGAGGCTGCGCCAGGACCTGTAGGTTCATTAGCAAGAGGGTTTAGACAATTAGAAATTAGTACCAAGTCATTTGGTATGGCACTCAAAGCAACAGGTATTGGTTTATTGGTTGCCGCTGTAGGTGGTATTGCCGCTGCATTCTCACAAGTAGAAGGTGCCGGTAAGAAACTTGAACCGTTAATGATTGGATTGGAAAAAATCTTTGGTGGTATTGTGGAAGTATTCACACCATTATTAGATGCGTTCCTTGAGATGGCATTAACTGCATTACCATATATCACAAAAGGTATTGGTATATTCTATTCTTCTTTAGTGGGTTTATTTACCTTAATTAAGGAAGTTGGAACGGGTGCAGGTAAAATACTGAAAGGTATATTCACGTTAGATTTTGATAGTTTAAAAGAAGGATATGACCAATTGGCTGGTTCGTGGGATAAGACGGTAAAATCATTTACAGATAGTATGGGTCGTTATGACGCTGGTACTAAGAAGATGACCAAGACTGAAAAGGAAAACCTTAAAGAAAGGGAAGACGCAAGAAAGGCTGCACTTGAAAAGAGATTGAAAGAGATGGATACTCAGGATAAGTTAGATGCGGTTCGTCTTGAAAAGATGAAACAAGAAGCATTAAACCTTGCTGAGACAGAACAAGAAAAGTTAGATATAGAAAAGAAATTCTTTGAGTTATCCTATAAAGCAAGATTAAAAGACCTTGAGGATAAACAAAAATTATACAAGAAGGATAGTGAAGAATTTAAAGCACTACAAATTACCAAGGAAGAATTAGAGAATGAAAATATCATCAAGACAAGAGAGTTTGGTGAGAAACAAAAAGAATTAAATACAAAGAAGAATAAAGAACTTCTTGATGAAGAGGTTGCAGCACTTAACCTAAAGAAGGCTAAGGGTGAGATTAAAGAGACAGAATATCAAGAAAGTTTATATAATATAAATAAAAAGTATCTTACTGATAAGAAAGATATTGCACAAAACGAATTACAGTACCAACAATATCTAAGTGAACAAAGAAAGAAATTAGCGGCTGATGATAGAGCAACCATCAACCTAAATCTTCAAAATCAGATTGATAGTATAGATAGATTAAACGAATTACAAGAATTTGACTTTGCTGAGGATTTAAGAAGGTTACAAGAAAAGAAGGTATTATTAGAAGAACAAGAAAAGAATGAACTTGCAAACACAGAATTAACTGAGTTTCAAAAGAATGAAATTAGGACCAAGTACTCTAAAATGAGAACTGACCTGATTACAAAAGAGGTTGCAACTGAGAGAGCGGCTACGGAGGCAAAGTTCCAAGTTCAATTGGCATACGCACAAGCGTTTCAAGGTCTTGGTTCACTATTCCAAGATATTGCGGGTGAGAATAAAAAACTTGCAATATTAGGTATTGTTATTGAAAAGGCTGCAGCACTTGCATCTATTGCGATTAACGCTAAGAAAAACTTTATTAAAGATGGTGGTATCAAATCACCATTAGCGTGGGCTAACTTAGCGGTAGCGGGTGTATCTGCGGCAGCGGTAGTTGTTGCGGCGGTAAAAGGTATTCAATCAATTAATCAAGCATCAGAAGGTGGTAGTGGTGGTTCAGAAGGTGCTGCACCGGCACCTAATTCAGCAGAAGCATTAGGTAGAAACTATGAGAAAGGTGGTCTATTAAAAGGACCAAGACACGCTCAAGGTGGAATGATGATTGAGGCTGAAGGTGGTGAAGCGGTAATGACAAGAGGTGCGGTAACAATGTTCCAACCTCTATTATCAGCAATGAACCAAATGGGTGGTGGTACATCATTCGGTAATCAGTTATTTATTAGACCTGATGCTGCAAATGTATCTAAACCACAACAAGAACAATCACCTGTAATAATGAAAACATATGTTGTATCAAATGAATTAACATCTGAACAAGAAAAACTGGCAAGATTAAAAGACTTGTCTACATTATAATATGGCTAAAAGTAAATCACAATCAAGTAATAAAATATCATTTGGTAAACGTAAATCACAACCAAATGGTCAAAAGTCATTCGGTCCTAAGTCACAGAAACCCAAGAAGTATCGTGGCCAAGGTAGATAAATTTATATTTAATAATATGAAGAAAGATAAAGTATATGAATTAAGAATTGACGAAGAGGATGAAATATCAGGAATTGATAGTATATCCCTCGTTGATGAACCAGCCATTGAGGTAAATTGGGTAGCATTTAATAAACATAAACATTCAGCAACTGAAGAGTGTTTCCATATCCCTGATGGTGAAGATAGTAAGTATCTTGAACTATTATATACAAAGGGAAAACCTGAACAGGAATTATTGGATGGTGGTTATGAATTAGTATCCATTGAAGTTAATGGTCAGGAAAGTTTTTTTAATGCACCTAAACCAAATGCACCGTCATTTGTGGATGAGGATAGTGAATATCTTATTCGTTACAAATACATCTTAGACCCAAGAATTAAACAAGCACCAATCATTGCAACCACAAGAGATTTTTGTTCTGATTTATTGAACAAGAACTTTGTATGGAGAGTAGAAGATATGGATGACCTTAGAAACGACTTTGGTCAATCGGCAATGGTTTGGAGAGGTGGTTTTAATTGCAGACACAGATGGGCCAAACTTAAATATAAAAAGAATACAACAATTATAAACAAAGGGTCAATAACGACTGGCCGTGTTGCAACTGAAGATTATGGTGACCTATTAGGTTATCCACAACCTGATACAGTTACAGAAAAAACATTAGGTAATCCATCACCATCAACAAAGAAGAACTTAGGTTTATCTAAACAAGGTTTTGAAGTTGGTGTACCACATTATACAAAAGATGGTAAATTATACGAAGGTCCTACACACAAAGGACCCGATGGTAGATTGATGACAGGTGCTGTACATACAGAAGATAGTGTATATCTATATCACCAAGATGAGTTAGGATATGACGTTGGTGGTTTACCATCATACGTTGACCAAGTATCAGGAAAGACAATAGAAAAATCTATTGCGTTTGAAAGTTATACGGATTATCCTGAGAGTGCAAGAAACGCAGCAAAGAGAGCATTAGATTGGGCTGAGAAAAATGGATGGGGTTCTTGTGGAACACCTGTGGGTAAAGCTCGTGCAAATCAACTTGCTAAGGGTGAAGCCATCTCAGAAGAAACTATATCAAGAATGGCATCATTCGCAAGACATTTACAACATAAAGATGTTCCATACTCAGAAGGGTGTGGAGGTTTAATGGTAGATGCTTGGGGTGGACAAGCCGGTATTGAATGGGCACAAAACAAATTGGAAGAGATTAACAAAACCAATATGTCCAAACAGAAGTTCCAAACTGATGACGAAAAGAAAATGGTTGTGGGACCAGCAATGATACCTGACTTAAAGATATTCCGTAGAGACCCATTTGGTAATCCTTACTATGTATTCTTTAGTGCTGACACAATCAAGATGATTGCTGAAAAGTATATGAGGAATAAGTACATTGACAACAATGATGAGAACCATAATGGTAAAGCGGTGGAAGATGTGTACGTTGTTGAGAGTTGGATTAAAGAAGATAAAGAAGATAAATCAAACAAATATGGTTATGGTGACTTACCTGTAGGTACTTGGTTTGTATCAATGAAGGTACGTAATGACCAAGTATGGAAGAAGGTAAAGAACGGAGAATTGAAAGGATTTAGTGTTTCAGGGTTCTTTGAAGAGATTGCTGACTTTGCAAGAGAACAGATGTTCTTACAACAAGTGGCTGATATATTGAAGAATGTAAAATAACGTTTGGGAATATATATAAAAATTTATATTTAATAATAAGAAGAATAAACAAAACAATTTAAGATTATGTCAAAAAATCCAAAAACAGCAATCCAAGAGATTAAAAAATTGATGGTACAGTTTGGTTTTATGGATGAACCTACATTAAAGTCTTTTAAAACAGAAGATAATACAATAGTTGAAACACCCGATATGAAAGTCGGTGAGAAGATTACGAAGATTAACGATATGTTTGAAAGAGTGGCTTTAGATAATGGTTCATACAAATTAGTTGAAAACTTTGAAATAGAAGTTGTAGACGGTGAAATTAAAACTGTAAAAGAGATTTTCGTTGATGCTAAGTTGGTTGACGGTACACAGATTAAAGTTGAAGGTGACAGTTTGATGGAAGGTGCTAAAGTTGTTGTAGTAATGGCCGATGGAGAGGTTCCTGCACCTGATGGTGTTCACGAACTTGAAGACGGCACCAAGGTTGAAACCAAGGAAGGTGTTATTGCAAGAATTGAAGAAAAAGTAGAACCTGAAGTTGAAATTGAACTTGCAGACGAAATGGTAGAGGGACCAAAAGGTTCTGAAGCTGAGATTAGTGTTCCTGACCCAATGGCAGAATTTATGGCTTTAGTTAAAGATATGATGGAAAAAATATCTGAGAAAATGAAAGCTATGGAAGATAAAGTACAAACTATGAATGCAGACTTTGAAGCATTCAAGAAAGAACCAGCAGGTAAGAAAATATCTGATGGTAAAACAGACTTTAATAAACAATCAAGTTCTGATGATGTAATTGCAGAAAGATTAGCAGCAATTGCAGCAATGAGAAAAAAATAAAATTAAAAATTAAAAAAATAAAAAAATGAAAATTTTAAAGAAAGAAAACTTTTCGTATGACGTGTCTACAATTGGTTCATATGTTGACCAAGTAGGTGGTGAGTTGTTATCAAAAGCACTTATTGGTGCTACAACCCCTAAATACGTAAACGTGAGATTAGGTATCAAGGGAACACAAGCATTGAACCTATTAAACTCTAACATCGTGTTCCAAGCAGGTGAATGTGGATGGGACCCACCAACAGGTACTACTACCACTTACACACAAAGAAACATTACAACTTGTGCTGAGAAATATAACGAAGCATTATGTTACCAAGACTTATTTGACACTTATCAATCAATGTTGATGAAGCCAGGTCAAACTCAAGAAACTGTTCCATTTGAACAACAAATCGCTGATTTGAAAGTTAAACAAATCCAACAAAGAATTGAACAAAAATTATGGCAAGCGACAACAGGTGGTGGTGATTGTTTCAATGGTTTCAAAGCGTTAATCGTTACAGGAACTACAGGTGTAGGTAACTCAAGTGGTACTACATTTTCTAACTCAGTTGCATACGGTACCGCAGGTAACCCTATCACTGAAGTAGATAACTTAATCAACGCATTATCTGATGACGCAATGTCTCGTGATGACTTAAGAGTGTTTATGTCTTATGCTAACTTCCGTGTTTATGTACAGGCGTTAACTAAAGCAAACTTCTTCAGTAACTACATTGGTTCTTCTGAAATTACAGGTAATATGGAAGCTGTTCACCCTAACACAAATGTTAAGGTAATCCCTACAATCGGATTGAACGGTTCTAACAAAGTTGTAATCGGACCAGCAGAATATTTCGTAGTAGGTTTTGACTTATTGTCTGACCACGAGAAATTAGTAATTTGGTACTCTAAAGATTATGATGAGTTACGTTTGAGAGCAAACTACAACTACGGTGCACAAATCGCATTGTTCGGTTCAACAGTTTACTTCGCAACTAACAACCTTGCATAATTGTTCTAAAATAGATAAAAAAACTGTGGGGTGAAAGTCCCCACACATTTTAATAAACAGAAAAACAAATAATATAAAATAATATGAGTTGTTATATATCAAGCGGAGTGGCTTTAGGTTGTTCAGATGGTATCGGTGGTATTAAGACTATCTATGTTCTTGGTGCTACAGGTTCTACAACACCCGATGTTTCATCCGTATCAATATCAGGCTCTACGGGTCCTATTACAGGTATCACAGGAGCAGGTACTTGGTTCCAATTTGAATTGAAACGTAACACTTCTTCATTGTCACAGAACGTAACCAAATCTTTTGAGAATGGTACAATCTACTTTGAGCAAGTATTAACTGCGGTTCTTTACAAATATGACCAAGACAAACGTAATCAATTGAAATTGTTATCACAAAACGACGCTATTCAAATTATTGCTGTTGACCAAAATGATGTACAATACTATTTAGGACAAGTAAATGGTATGTATCTATCAGGTGGTAGTGCAGCAACAGGTGTAGCGTTAGGTGATAGAAACGGTTTTGAATTGATTTTCACAGGTCAAGAACCACAACCAGCAAACGTAATTTCAGGTGTATTATCATCTATCTTTACTGCGGGTGGTTTCAATGACTAAGACAGGGAAAAAGTAGGTCTGTTGTGGACTGAATTTCTATATCTCTATTCTATAAAGAGGGGCGTGAGCCCCTTTTTTATTATTTCCCATTTCAATTTGGGAATTTTTATATTTAATTATATAGAGTAAAATTATGTTAATATTACAAAAAGGACAACAAAACGAATTGGTTTTAAATATCAATAACAATTCAAGGGCCGACTTTTCGGGCTATACTCTTACTTTTACACATACTCTATCACAGGAAGTAAAATCGTACACTATTAGTACATCCAACCCTGCAGAGTTTGGTGAGAATATAAGATACTGTGAGATTGTTTTGAATTTACAATTACCTGGCCAAGACTTAAATTATGAGGGTCAATATCAATTACAAATATTTGGTAATGGTACTACTTTAGTTTATACAGGTCTTGCAAGATTAGATGGTACTTCAGAAAATAACACAATTATTTCATACGTTTCTAATAACGAAGAAAATGAAAATTACATATATATACAAGATTAATTATGAGTGAAATACAAAAATACCAATTAGGTAAAATCAACTTTACACAAGAACCGTTACTTCCTATATTCAGTGAAGTATTCAATCGTTATCCTTGGGTATGGTATGGTGAGAACAACTTGATGCCACAGTATCTAATTAGTAGATACAACAACTGTGCAATACATAAAGCGGTGGTAATCTCAAAGAGAGAACAAATAATGGGTGATGGTCTTGTATCATTAAACAACCCAATGGCTACAGTCAACCTTGTTAACAAGAGTGAGAACGTATCTGATGTAATGAAAAAATGTGCATTGGATTTAATTTTATTTGGAGGTTATGCATTGAATGTAATATGGTCAAGAGACAGAAAGAACATTGCAGAGATTTATCACTTAGACTTTAGTAGAGTTAGATGTGGTAAGTTGAATGATGATGATGAAATTGAAAAGTATTATTATTCACCTGATTGGTCTAATATAAGAAAATATGTACCACAAGAATATGATGCATTTAATCAAGAAGATGGTGGACCATCACAGATATATTATTATAAACAATATCAACCAAGCAATAGTTACTATCCTCAGCCTGATTATAGTGGCGGTCTTGCTGCAATTGAGATTGATGTAAATATAAAAGAGTTTCACGCAAACAACCTAAAGAATGGTATGATGCCATCTTTATGGATTAATATGAACAATGGTATTCCTGGCGAGGAAGAACAAAGATTGGTTACAAGAGCATTGGAAAGTCAGTTTACATCTGTAAACAATGCGGGTAGACCAATCATATCATTTAACGAAAGTAAAGAACTATCCCCTGAAATTACACAAATACAAACATCTGCAAATGATGGTTACTATGCAGCAATCTATGATGACATTGTACGTACTATATTGTCCTCTCACAGGGTTTCTTCAGGTGAACTATATGGTATATCCACCGCAGGTAAATTAGGGTCAAGAAACGAAATTGTGGACCATTCTGAGTACTTTAGAAAGATGGTTATCCAACCATACCAAAAAGAACTATTGGGATGTTTTGACAAGTTAATGTCAATGAAGTTTGAAAAACCAACATCATTTGAAATTAAACCATTGTCAATTTATCTAACGGGTGACGTTACAGATAATCCAGCGGTGATTGACAAACCTGTTACACCTGTTGAAGCGGAAAGTGAAAAGATGGTTATCAACGAAAACATCAAAGGTTTAAAAGGTCGTGAGTACCAAAACCTAATGAGAATTGTTCGTGAATACAATAAAGGAAAAATTTCAAGACAACAAGCAGCACAAATGTTAATGGCCGGTTATGGTCTAACAGAAGAAGAATGTTTTGTTTGGTTGGGAGAAGATGAAGAAAACGATTAATTAAAACTATGGCTAACAAATTATTAATATCAGAAAACAAATTAAAGTCATTTACCAATATCAATAAGAATGTTGATATTGATGCAATCAGAGCCGAGATTGGAATTGCACAAGACATTCATCTACAACCGTTATTGGGAACAAAGTTTTATGACCATTTATTGGACCAAATTCAATTAACGGGTAATACCTTCAACTCAGATGAGTTAACCCTTGTAAACGAATATATAGCCCCTTATTTGATACAAACTGCGTACTATGAGATGATACCTCATCTTCACTACAGAACGATGAACAGAGGTATTGTACAAGGTGATATGGAAAGTGCACAAGCGGTTGATACGGAAACGATGAAGTATCTAAGAACGGTACAATTTCAAAGGTCAAATTTCTACAAGATGAGATTGCAAGATTACCTTATCACAGGTAGAGGACAGAACTTATTCCCTGATTACAATTCATATTCAACAATTGATGGTATGACACCTGATAAAGGTTCTAAATACAACTCACCAATTTATTTAAACCATACAACACGTTATGGTTACAGTAAAGAACAATTGGGTAGAAGTGTACCAATGTGGTCTGAGATGGACCACTATGACCCACCTTGTGCGGATTGTCATTAATCTAAAAAATGAGCAATAAAATGGATGAAATATGAGCAGTGACAAACTCGGAAGTAAAAC